AAGCTTTCTGTTGCCTTCAACCTTAGAGCATCTATATATAATATGATAACCTGAGTTTATAGTCTTATATATAACAAACTTTCTATTAAAGTCATCAATATGATCAGATATAAAGGACACAAACTCACTCCAAAACTTCTTTCCATCTTGGATAGTGGGGAATACCTTTAAGTCTACATCTATACACTCAACATTATAATAACCTGTTATAATACCGTACCCTTTTGTCTTGGCTTCGAGCTTCTCTAATTCTGACTTTTCTATCTTTTTTGTCTGGTACTCCTTCCATAAAATCAGAGGCTTTTTACCCTCCGATATGGGCATTACGCTGAACCCTGAGTTCAGTAAATTGATTGCTCTTCCTAGCGTTACATTCATTTTCGTGTTTTACAAAGGTTTATAGAAAAATGGCATTTTTGGGCAAAAAAGTGTACACAAGTTTACACTTGGTTTACACCTAGTGTAAACCCCCCAAAACCCCCTATACTCTCTAGATTCGCAGATTTTAGGCCGTTTTTTGCCCTAGGTTTACAAGTTTACACTTTTTTTTAGAATATATTTTTTTTGACTAGGTGAAAATTTATTTTTTTTCATTTTTGCCAAAAAGTGTTCAAAGTGTTCACTTATTGCGATTTGAGCCAATGGAGGCCGATTTTGGTTTACACTTAGGTGTACACTTAGTGTAAACTAGTGTACACCCTCCTTCTTAGCTTTTCGCACCCAATGTGAGACTCTGTTGTAGTCTAAATTCAGCTCTTTTGCTATGTCGCAAGTTCTTCTGTTTTCCGCTACCATATTCTCTATTTGTCTTACTATTTTTATAGATAAGCCTTGGAGTCTCCTCTCTTTGGTGAGCTTTAGAATTTCACATATATGATAGTATTTTACACCAGTCTTATACATAATTTCTTTATATGATACACCTTTCTTATATAGTTCTAGTACCTGATCGGCAGACTTGAAGTGATTGCAAGTGTTCTTGGCTCTCTCGTTGGTCAACAGATACTCCTTGTATATATAATTATTAACTAGATGCTTACTAATATTCATTATAGTAGCTATATTCTTATTCATTACTTTAAGTTTATATAGTCTAACTATCTCGTCTTTCTGTTCCTGGGTAAGTGATGTCATAGATTTTTCTCCTCTGCTTTAATTATTTCCTCTACTTGGTTTAAACACTTGTGGAACACATCTCCACCCATGTCAATAGAATTGTGTAGCTTTTCAAACAAAGTGACTATCTCGTGAAACTGCTTGATAGTAGCATCTCCATTCTCATAGTTTTGTAGAAACGAGTATGCTTGAGTAGACTTACGCTTGAGTGCGTTAATCATGTTCTTATGCTTAGTCCTTAGGTCTATGTCAAAGAACTTTAAGCTAGATACATCCTCGTAGTAATCAAGCATTATTTCTTGCAGAGCTAGATATACCAAGTACTTCTGCGTGGATTTGTGGTTGATTTCGGTTAGTATTTCTTCTCTAGTCATTTCTTTCCGTAGGTTTCTTCGTAGTAATTCTGTCCGCTCTCATAGGTCTTGACTGCATAGAACCAAGCACCTTCTCTGTGGGCTTCTGCAATCTGATCTCTCTCCTTGTACTTAGCTATCTCTAATACTTCCTTGGAAGACTTTCCATCATACCATGTGGAGGTTAGTTGCTCATGCAACCATTCTACTGCCGTCTGCTTCTTCATTTGTCTCCGTAGGTTTCGTTGTAGTATTGTTCTCCTGTTTTCCAATATTCGTAATTACCAGCCGTTTGAGTTTTTTTCAATTGCTTACCATGTGCTTGAATTATCTGCTCCTTTTCCATTTCTTTAGCGTGTTGAAATATTGCCTCAGAATCCATTAAGGGATATCTATCTTTTAAAAAATGCTCTAACCATTCTACTGCCGTCTGCTTCTTCATATCCCCATACCTTTTAAATAATCCCTACATTCCATTACCTTAAACTTAGCCAAATCAATCACAGATAGGTCATACTCGATGTCAAACTCCTTGATACGGTACTTATCTTCCACATGGGAGTAGCTTACAGGCTCCTCGTAAGTCAAGAACTCTGGGGTGTCCTGAAGGGTGTAAACCAACTTAGCCTTTTTTAAGCCCGTTAGGTGCATATAAACCTGAAGCTGATAGTAATACCCCATGTCTGGCTGATCGTCAAACAGAGGGAAAGTAAAGCAGTCCCACGAGGTTTTAAAGTCATAGACTATACCCTCGTGAAAACAATCGGGAGTACCTGTGAAGAAATCATCTTCAAAGTGGTCAAGATTCTTAATCATGAAGTCCTTATTCATAGCTACCGAGTAAAACTCGATAGCCGTATCTTCTAGTGCCAATCCTTTCTGGATGTACTTACTCTTAATCTGCTTCTTAACTCCGTAAATCTGCTCCTTGTACCAATCCTCTAGGTAGCTCTTAGTTGTCTGAGACAATGATTCTGTTTTACTCCGTGCGTTAGTCATCAATTGACCAAGGGCACTTGCTCTGCATTTAAATATCATGATAATAGAAGTTTTTCGTTTTGTGCTGTTAAAATATAAACCGACTTAATTTGCTCTAAGGTTACCTTGCCATTGGCTAAAGAATCCTTTGCCCCGTTCCACTTCACATGGGATGGAGTTAACTCCTCTTTTTTACCACCATGATCGTTGGTTGAATCAGGGTCTTTTGTATCGTCAATTAAAAAGAGCCCATTCAATGCATATTTACGAGCATAACTCGATGAGCTTCCGAATGACTGCGCAACATCCATACCCTTGCGGTTGATGTCGATGCCTGCCTGGGCAGTAACGGCTCTGCCTTCCGTTCTGCCTTCTTTGTCTACCTGTATTGCTGCGGTAGCTTCTATGAAGACAAGACCTCCTACTTCTTTCACCTCATCTTCAATAGTCAAGGTACATTCATACTTCAATAGCAAAGGCTTTACCGCTTCTAGGATATCCTCTACGGATCGGTACTTATACTTGCCAAAGGCATTAAACTGATTCTTTGGAGCTTTTAGCTCGTTTTGAATTAAAATTAGTTCTTTCATCGTTTTAAGTGTTTATATTTTTCTAGTGTTTTCATTTCTGCGTATCGGTAACTAATCTCATCCCAATACAGCTCGAAGGTTTTAAGAATCTCTATTTTTTCACTATGGGGTACTTCCCCAAAGTTCTCTAGTATCCATTCTTTGATTCTATCCTCTACCATTGTTAATCCAGTTAGTTGATACAAATAGAACCCATTGATTGCCTAATCTCTTAGGAGGATACACCCATTCCTCAGGCCATACACCTGAGCGGATAATTTGGTGAACTCTCGTAGATTTTTCGGTAAAGCCCCGTAGTACACCGTACTCGGTAGCAGTCATCATTTCGTAAAGCATAGTCTTACATTGGCTTCTAGTTGTTCAACAATAAAAGGGTCTAGGATGGCACAAATAACCCGATAGTGGTCTGTAAACCGCTCGTTGAGGTCATCGTACAGCTCTAGGGTAAGGGACTTGCCATTGCCAAAGAATAGGTCTAGGACAATGCCTTCGTTTTGGAAGGATTCTAGCTCTAGGCTAAAGCCTGACTGCTCAAGAATAAAGTGGTGATCTTTTAACATGATTGTTATTGTTTAGTGTGATGCTAAGGTACAAGACTCTGCACAACAAATGCAAGTGAATTGTCAAAATTATTTTTGTTTTACACTAAGGGTAATTTTGTAGGATAAATGGTTTTGTTTTACACTATGGGGGTCTGGTCTTAGACATTCCGTAGACATTTGTTAGACATTTTGTTTTCCACTATGGGGTCAACCTGGTTTTGTTTTACACTATGCCTATTTTTCCGCCATGTTTTACACTAGGGGGTTTTCCGCCATGTTTTACACTAGGGGGTAAGGTCGGCCGTGCCCATTCGGGCCCGTTCGCAGTCGTGCATGGCATGGCAACTTAGCTACCTAGAAAGGTCAAGAAGGATATTTTTAAGGCCGTAGTAAAGAGATATTTTTATTTTAATGTAGTGACATAGGCGAAAATTTAAAGGGCTGTAAAGGGCTTAAAATAGGGCAAAATTAGGGCTGTATTTTTTGCAAATTGTAGGCAATGCAGTCTAGCCCGTACTCAATTGAATAACCTATCTTAAAAAGGTCTCTTTCAAGCTGTAATATGTTACTATAGTTTTGTTCCTTTGCAATGTATGCAAACAGCAAAGCCCGCAATTTAGCGGGCTGTTTATCGGGATATTGGAATAGGTCAAACATTTTCTGTAGTGTTTTAAGGTAAAGAAATAGCCCTATTTCTAGGGCCTTATTTTAGTGTATCAACAAGCCTATTTTGTTATTTTCAGTCACCCATTTTGTTGCTACGATATCCAAGTAAGAAGAATCCGTGTAGCCTTGTTGCTCCATTTCTTCGCTTGAATAGAAAATTTTAGAATGCCTTTCTTTTTCTTGGTCTATCAATTCGTCCTTTGTTGATCCAAGAGAAAAAATAAGGTCAAAATTTTCAGGCAATTCAATACCACGGATAAACGAATGGGATTTTGTGTATGCATAGAAACGGACGGACGGATTAAGCCTAGCTATTTCTAGCCATTTTGCAAAGTATGCAGGGCTGTAAAAATCCCCTGAATCGTGAATTCTAACATAGGTTTGCTTATCCTTTTTTACTTTGCTTAATTCATTGGATATCAACTCGACAAAATTTTCTTCTTTGCTTGCCTCATATCGTTTAGTCAAGGCCCTTTCTACATTACCGAAACGATACATTCCGCGTTTAGCGTAGCAAAGTTTCAAACAAGATCCCGCAAAAGGGCATGTTATTTTCCCGCTTTTTTTATCGTTGCCGGCCGGTATTGAAAAGTTAAATATTCGTACATTGAATTCCTTCGCTGTTTTCTGTAGCTTACTATTTCCGTTTCCAAGTAAATTTTGAGTTTTCATTTTTGTGTAGTGTTTTGGGTTGGGTTGATTAAATAAGTTTTAAGCCTAGCATATAGCCAAGGAAAAAGATAGGCAAAAGGGCAATGATATAATAAATTACAAGCCCAATTTTTTTAATAGCTTTTTTCATTGTTTCAGTAGTTAAATTCTAATTTGTCAAGAAATAAGTTTCTTTCGCATTCTAGGCTTCTTAAGCTCATTGAGTGCCATTCGAACGGTTCCAAGTTTCTAGCTTTTTGTTTTGCACCCCTCATGCTTTTTGATTGAAGGATAGTAGTAAAGATTATTTCAAATAATCCGTGTTGATCTAGTTTGCTATAGGTTAATCTATAGTTTTTCATGCTGTTTTAGTTTTAGGGGTTAGGAAATAAGTAAGGGCAAAAATCAAGATTGTGCCCGCTGAAATAATTAGTAAGTCTGTCATAGTGTTATTTGGTTTAAAATGTTTGGTGTTTGGTCTAATTCATTTTCGAATACTTCAAGTAGGGTTTTCATTATTTAAAGGGTTTGATTTTTAGCCATTCTTTCGATTCTCTTTATAGCGTTTTCGAATGACTTATCATTATCGTACATTTTATACCTTGTTTCATTGGAATAAATTTGACCTTTTTTCGTTCTATCGATCATATGGTCTATTCCTTTTCTGTTTGATCTTGATATACTATAAATAATCGTAGAACCCCCAATTTGTATTTTTAAATTGATTATTTTAAAGCAATAGTTTTTTTCCCCGTTTTCTTCAGTAATCCAAGAATAAGTAACGCGTTCGAAAGTCTGAGCAAGTAAGTCCATTTTTGTGTTTGTGTTTATGTTTATACAAATATATTACAAGCTTTTGTAACTTCAAAGCCTTAAGGGATATTTTTTTAATATTTATTTATTTATTTTTTTAAACTACCTTTACTTTGATTAATCAGATATTTCAAAGGGATTAAATATGTCGATTGGAAAAGGAAAAGGAGGGAAAAGAGAAGGATCAGGTAGAAAGCCTAAAATACAGGAAGTAAAGCTTGTAGAAAGTATGGATGCTATTTCAGTACCGGACGAAATATGGAAAGCCCTTTTATATAAGTGTTTACAAGGTGACACCGGTGCTTTAAAACTTTGGCTTTCGTACCGGTACGGTTTACCGAAGCAACAAATTGACGTCACATCCAATGGGGAAAGTATTGCACCTCCGATCCAATGGCTAAATAAACAAGTAGATTATAAAGAGATAGAAACCATTGAGTATCAACCGCTTACCCGCATAGACGAATAAGCGGAGGGGAGGGTGTTGTGCTGAGTGTACAGAAACGGATTGGAAAGTGGATTTCCCCAATTAAATAATTTACCCTAGGGGGGGTATGTTTCCGAGTGTACAGGAATCAAACGGAAAATGGAAATCCCGAATTAATTAATTTAGCTATGATTCAACTTTTAGACGATTACAAGCCATTATTCTACGAGCAGCCTGATACGAGGTACTATTTGATTACGGGTGGTAGAGGAAGTGGTAAATCATGGACTTTGGCTTTGTTTCTGCTGAACTTGACCTATGAGAAGGGTCATGTGATTCTTTTCACTAGATACACCTTGGTATCTGCGTTTATTTCGATTATTCCAGAGTTCTTGGATAAGATTGAGATTATGGGCAAGATGAATGACTTTGATGTGACTCAGAGTGAGATTATAAATAAGCTGACTGGTTCGAAGATATTGTTCAGGGGGATTAAGACTAGTTCAGGAGTGAATACTGCGAATCTGAAGTCAATTGCTGGGTTGTCGACATGGGTAGTAGATGAGGCTGAGGAATTGACAGACCCTGAGATATTTGATAAGGTAGACTTGAGTATCAGAGCGAAGGATAACTATAACAGGGTTATATTGGTAATGAACCCATCGTACAAGAGTCATTGGATATATAAGGACTTTGTAAAGAATAAGAGAAAGGATACGACTTATATTCATACGACTTACTTGGATAACAAGATAAATCTGTCAGAGTCGTTTGTGCAGGCAGCTGAGAAGACCAAGCGAGAGAACAGGGCGAGGTATGACCACTTGTTCATGGGTACTTGGTTGGATGATGCAGAAGGAATGTTGTGGAACAGGGCTATCATTGGTAAGGCTAGGGTTGATGAAGCTCCGAACTTGAAGAGGATTGTGGTTGCGTTAGATCCTGCGGTGACTGCGAACATGAATAGTGATGAAACTGGTATCATCGTGGTTGGAAAGTGTAAGGAAGGGTTTGGGTATGTATTGGAGGATTTGTCAGGGAAGTATTCTCCGAACCACTGGGCGAAGATTGCAAACGATGCAGCGTTTAGGTGGAATGCGGATTGTATTGTGGCAGAGAAGAACCAGGGTGGAGACATGGTGGAGGCTGTGTTGAAGGCTCAGGGGACAACCACGAGGATTAAGCTAGTTTCTGCTACAAAGGGTAAGTATGTGAGAGCGGAGCCTGTGTATTCGTTGTATGAGAAGGGGCAGGTGTACCATGTGGGGAGCTTCCCGTTGTTGGAGAGTCAGATGGTTACCTTTGATCCTGATAAGGGGAAGTCTCCCGATAGAGTAGATGCGTTGGTATGGGGATTGACTGAGTTGATGGTCAAGAACCGAAGTAATGGGTTCGTGCTGATAAAAGGAAAATTATTTAGGTAAAATTAGTACTTTTACAAAAAAGTGAGATATAGATGAATCTACTGAAAGCGTTTAGAACTAAGGATGCAGGTTTGCCTGTGGCTTTGCAATGGCAGTATATTAAGGGAGTATGGATGCCTTATGATGCAAAGGATGGTATTTACATTGATAAAGCGTATAAGGCTATCCCTGTTGTTCAGTCAGTAGTTTCTAAGATAGTAGAGAAGAGTGCGGATGCTGCTCCGATGTTGTATAAGATTAAGGACAAGCGGTTTGCAGAGAAGTATTACGCTAAGAGAAAGTATTTGAAGAGTAAGGAGAATGCTACTGAGTTAGCGAAGTTGAGGGTGAAAGCGTTTGAGTCTGTGGAATCGCATCCGTTCTTGCAGTTGATGGATATGCCCAACCCGACTAGTACGGGAAGACAATTGAGAGAGGAAGTTGCAGGGTATCTGTTGATTACTGGGAATGCGATTGTTTACGCTAGTGTACCTGGTGCAGGAGTGAGAGCGAAGCAGCCGATTGAGTTGTGGAGTGTTCCGAGTCCGACTGTAAAGCCTGTGATGTCAGGAGAAAGAACTCAGCCATTGGCAGGATATGCGATTACATATAACTTTGAGAATATTATCCCCAACGAGCAGATAGCTCACTTCAAGTACTTCAACCCTGTGTCTGAGTGGCAAGGGTATGAGAGTACATTCTGGGGATTGAGTCCGTTGCGTTCTAGTGTTAGTATTATCTCTCAGAAGAGATATGCTGATGTGGCTCAAGGGTCGTTGTTTGCAAATATGGGCCCGAGTGGTATTGTGAGTGGTAATGCACGACACAGCGATCAGAGTGAGTTGACTGCTGAGCAGGCGGTTGCGATTAACGATTCGTTTAGACAGAATCACATGGGTGCCCACAACGCTGGAGACATTGTTGTGACTCCGAGTGACCTGAAGTGGGTGCAGATAGGCTTGAGTCCTGTGGACATGGGTATCTTGGACTTCAACGCAGACTTGGAGAGACAGATTGCTAACATCTACGGATATCCGTCTCAGTTGCTGACTCCTCAGGGAACATTGGCGAATAGTGAGACAGGTGATACGAGAGTGATTACCAACTGCGTATTGCCGTTGCTGAGAAAGATGGATGATGTGTGGACTAAGATGGTTCGTCAATGGTATGGAGATAATACCTTGGTAGTAATGTCTGATACCGATGTTTATCCTGAATTGGAAGGTGATAAGAAGGAGTTGGTGCATTGGATGCGTCAGGCGATGGTATTCAGCCAGGATGAGATCCGTGAGGCACTAGGATATGGAACAATTGTAGATGAGACTCAGGTGTTGGTTCCTACTAACTATATGCCGTTGGCTGACATGAGGTCAGGAGACTTGGAGGTTGATACTGTGCCGAGTGGTAGAAATGTACCAAGACAAGACCAAGACATCGAAGATGATGATACAGACCAAGATTTTGACTAAGAACTTTGTAGCCGTTGATGGGATAATAACCGTCAGGGCTCAGAGGTTGGGTGAGGAGTATACCTGCTGGTGCAAGGCCGAGGATTATACATTCGAATTCAAGGAAGGAATGAGTACCAAGGATATTATAGAGCAGACTATAAAGCTGCTTTCTGTAATGCCATAACTAAATATAAACACGATGATATCAGAAGAAGAATTCTTGAAGGCAGAGATTGAAACTCTGAACCTAACGATGAACAATGAGCTATTTGTA